AAATTATTACAAAGAGTTAATTTATTCGAAGCCGTGTATCCAAGAACATACATATTTAATGCCAACGGATTAGATTCCGTAGTATCACCCACATCTAATAAATCATTTTGTACCACATATGCTTTAGCAATAGAACCATATTTAGGTGGAAGTGTATATGCTCTAATCACATAATCTTCTTTTGTTACTGACCTACTTTGTGCCTGAAAGAATGCCAATGCATTATTTCTAATTTCTTCAACTGATTCTTCACTCTGTCCTCCAGTAGCCTGGCTCGGATTGGTCACGGTTAATGAATTTTTAGCAGTAGTAACTTCTGATGTAGTTAATGTAGAATCTACTGCCGCGTAGACCAAATTAGACCACGCATTTAAATCTCTTACTTTAGCATTATGTCCTACACCACCACCATGTGCATATGTGACTGTCAATACAGTATTGGAAGGTGCTTCTCCATATGCTCTCGTGTTAGTAAAATTCAATGGGTCAAAAGTAACTCCCAATTTAGTTGGTGACCCTGATATATTACTACCTACTGAAGTTGGGTTTGGTACTATTTCTTCGTCGGGTGCAACCAATATTCCTGCACCAAATCTTAATTCTGTTTTTTTATCGGGTCTACGAAATGTTACATATCGTTTAGAAGTTTTTAATAATTTTAAAACATATGGAGATGTACCTGCAAATTGTACTAAATTTTTATCATTATCTATAGTATTCTCAAAATCACTCAATACTGTATCTTGTGCTAAGAATGGAACTTCATACCAAGTATTTCCGTCACTATCTGTTATTGAAATTACTTCTGTGATATCAGTTTTACCTAATAAAATACTATCATACTTTGTAGCTGCACCAAATGGGAATGTTTCCGAAGTAACCTCTCCACTAATTGCCTTAACTCGTTTTGTTATTTTATATCGGGTTGGAGTTCCAGTACTATCAGTTGCTGATACTTCAAACGTTCTTGGACTCGAAGAACTATTTACTTTAAAATTACAATCTTCCAATAATCTATAATCCACTCCAGTAGTATCACTTGAAACACGAGAATTATATCTAATATTAAGTGCATAATCCCAATCTGGTTCTAAATTATCGTCTGTACTGGCAGGTGCCGTATGTGTTAAAGTTAATTCTACTATTGCCGGTGTAATAAATCTTGGTTTGTATCCTAACGATTGTGCTATATTATAAATCGTATTTTTTTCTTGTGCAAATGGTAATAAACTTTCTTTAAAAGTATCGTCAATATAATAATTTAATACATCTCCCACATATGCTGCCATTTCCACCATCATCATAGCAGGTGAGGTTTCATTAAAATCATTATAAACTGTAGGGTAGTATGTTTTTGCAAATTCAACTAAATTATTTCTTAAGCTTCCAAAGTCCTTTCCTAAATATTTTACCTGTTTATCAAATTCAGCCATTTTACTCTCCTGTCTCGTAGGTTAAAGAAACTTCTTCACCACTTGTTAAATCATTTTTTAAACTAAAATTTACATCAACATTCAATCTATTATCAATTTGTTCAATAACCGTTTCATTAACGGATATATATGGTAGCCAAATATCAACCGCCTCTTTAATCATTTCTTCAACTCTATCAGGTATATCTGTACCTATGTTTTCAAATATCAACGTATGTATATCGCATCCAAATTCTGGATGAGCCAATCTCTCACCTTTCATAGTTAATAAAAGATTTTTTAAATTATGTTTAGCTTGTTCCAAGGTAGTTTTAGTTTTTCTAAAAATACCATCATTAGCAAATCCCAATGGAAATGCTAAACCTATAAAGGTATCTGGATCTTGGTCTTTTTCTCTTGAACTCCCCATTTTATTTATTTTTCTTATCCATTGCTTTTATTAAAGAACTATAATCTCGTGTTAATGCATCTTGTGTTGCTTGAGGTACATCTTCCACTCTAACTCCTGGTACACTTTTGATAGTCTGAACCGCTCCTATTTCTCTCCTTTGTTCATCACTTCCTGCACCACGAATATCACCATATCCTAATAATTCTGCTGTTCTTGATGAATCAAAAGTTTCTCCGCTTAGAGTAGGATAATCTTCAAAACCTTCTTTTGGTGCTCCTTTAAATCCGGCTGTCTCATTTAAAATTTTATTAAGAGTTTTATCTTTAGAATAAACTACAGGTTCTTCAGTAACTTTAGGTGTTGAAACTACCTTTGGTTTTGTTTTGGTTTTAATAGATTTACCTTCAGTAATAAATATTTTATTTATTTCTTTTTGTACTTCTTCTCGTACAGTTTTAGCTATATATTTTTTAAGTCCTTCTAACTTCATTTTATTATCTCCTAGTTTGTAACTTATTTTTTACCTATGTTATTTAAAGTTTCTCTGGCACTTTTTAATCCGTCTAATGCCTGCTTGATTGCACTCTTACCTTGTTCTTTAACTACTGCTTTAAGATCATCCGCCTGTTCTTTAGATTTTTCTCTTACTATAAGTGCCACTCCCGGTGAAAGGGCTGGGCCAGTTGGTGTTATAATTGGTGCAAGTGCTAACCCCTCTTGAGTTTTAATAGTAGTATCTAATCCCTTTATAATCTTTTCATTAGAGTCTAGCCTTTTTTCTATCTCTTCTAAATCTTCAGTTTTATTATTCAAGTCTTTTCTTAACTTCTCAATATCTTCCCTGGTGAGAGTACCTTCATATTCCCCAACAGAAATTTTTGCCTCTACCGCATATATTCCATTTAGCTTTGATTGTAAATACTTTTCTAATTGTTTACCTAATGGTGTTTTTGCCATAATTAACCTCTAATAGCTGCTACGGCGGTTGGTGTTCGTACTTTACCTGTTGGGCCTTTACTAAAGACTCCAGCTACCCCACTAGCGAATGTATCATATAAATTTCCATGCTTTTGTTGGATTCCGAAACTTTTTGCCGCCGTTCTTAAATTATTTGTAGTGATTCCAAACTCGGAATTTTCTCCTATTCTAACTTTCCATCTTTCTCCAACTTCTCCACCACTTGGTAATTTAATTTCCACTCTTGATTTAGATCCAGTTTTAATTATATCCCCATTGTATAATTTATGTTTAGGCTTGCCTTTTGTACCATTTACAGTTACTTTTCCCAAAGGTAATGTTATGATTCCCAGTGGAGTCTCTAGTACTCGTATAGTATTTTCTTCAACCATATGGGTTTCCCAAATTATTTGTCGTTCACCGTTATCATCTATAGTTACTGTTTTTACTAATTGTTCTGTTTTCGGCATATTCTAATATCCTGAATTGGTTATATAATCGTTAAGTTCTTCATCAGATTTCTTCGTGGGTGGATTACCTTCTGGATTTGTTTCATTCTTATATTTCGAATTAAATATTTGTCGTTGTATACTTTTTAAAATTGCTGTCTCTGAACTGAAAACGGCTCCCTGTACAGGTCCGCCTGATACAGTATTTACCTGGACACCACTAACAAATTTATCCATTATACTAACAAGTTGATCTACTAAGTCTCTTATAAAATTTCCATGAACATATGGTTGTCCATTAATAAATATCTCAGGAGAATTAATAGAGACTTTTTTAAACCCATTGATAAATATTTCTTCTTTTTTAGATTGAAAAATCAACCTATCACTTTCTATTACTATTTGGTCTCCTGTTAATTCTGGAAATTCATCTACTCCATCAACTCTTTGTTTTAAATCTAAAGGTATTCTACTACCTTCTAAATAAATAACACTTCCTTCATTATCGAAATATGGTGTAAATAAACCATCCTCATTAAATTTATTTGTATTATTTGTTATTCTCAAACAAGGCTGGGTTTCATTCTTACTGGTAAATTGTATAGTTTGGCCGAATCTACCATTAATAAATTTATCCCCATCTTTATATCTTGGTAATGGTACAGTCTTTGTAACTTTGGTATCTTGAATTATAGCTGCTCTTTCCATTTCTGATGTAGTTGCATTACCAGAAAGTGCTGGAGAAAAAATATTAAAATTTAAACTTCTATTTGCACTCCAATCTCTTATATAATAAAGTTCTGTTGCTTCTGGTGGAACTCCATATTCAAATACCATAACATATTCATTTTCAGAAGGTAAATCAAAATCTCTAAGTGAAAATGGTTTTATCCATCTATTCTTTAATGTAGTATTTTTTTCAGAAGTAACTAACCTACCTTGTATTGCTCCATATAATCCGGCATCTGAATTGTTACCTACAATATATACTTCTTTAACTTCACATATATCAAACTGAATATAACGATACGCATCGGAATACTTTCGTATCATATGATACGCCTGATTTTGATTTACAAATCCATCAATACCTTTATCTACTACTACAGTATTATTTTCAATTATCGGCATTTACTTTTTCTTTACTGTTTACTACATCTGTGTATTCTTGTGCTTCTTGTGCAACTTTTTCTATCGAACCTACTAATTGTTCTTTTTCTTTATCAGATAACCCAAATTCATCTTCTGAACCTTTACTTTCAGAACTAACTAATCGTTGAACTATTGATGCCATCTTTACCAATTGTTCATCATTTTTTACTTTAATTTCTAAATATTCTTTAACCGCAGGGATTAACTGTACTGCAGTATCACCATCTTTAATGAATCCCACTATCTCTTTTATAAGAATATCTAACTGTTTCTTATTAGTTGTTGAATTATCATAGATGTCTTTGAATACATCGGATAACGATTTTCCTTCAAATACTTTAAAATCTGACATTTGTTTTCTCGTGTTGTTTGAATTAGATTGACTCTAATATAAATATAACTTTAAATTTATTCTGTTTTATATAAATATATACTAAAAAAAGAAATTCTCATATATAAATAGTTATATAAGAGGACTTTTTATAGTCCTAATTAATGCAATACTAAACTAACTGGAGAAAAACCAATGAGTGAAGTAGTAACAATGGTCAAAGGATGGGTAGAAGACATAGCGTCTCTATTGTTATCCTTTGTAGCCATCGGAGCCATAGGCGAAGTATTATTCGGCAGTGGTTTCTTTGGTGTTAATGTTATTAGTAACCTAACATCTATTATAAATGGTTTTGGCGAATCTGGCTTTGCTGGATTAGTCGCGCTATTGGTGTTGGTGGGTTTATTTCGCAAGTAAATGAGATGTGACATCCCGTCACTCACATCTATGCATGAAAAACCCCGATTTAGTCGGGGTTTTTTGTTTTTATAAGTTAGATAGAATTAAGCGTTAAATATAGAACCTGTATTGGTGGTGTCGATTTGTCCTAAGTTTTGATAATCATATATCATATCTTTATAATGTTTTTTCATAACATTAATAACTCTGGTGATATGTTGAGTATTAGAACCTGTCATTTCACGAATAAGAATATACAACGCCTTCTTATTGAAATTCTCTACATTTCGTCTTTTCCTAAATAGTTCTATAACAGAATCTGCAACCAATATATCCTTTTGTCTACGAAATATATTTCTGATATTGTTATCCCAAAACTCTAACATTTGTTCTACAAACTCGTTATAAGTTTCCTTAGATTCCTTTTCACTTTCTTCAGAAGTTAGATTTCTATTAAAATCTAAAACATCTAATGACTTGGTTATTTTCATTTTTTTATAATTGTTGTTATTATGTAGAATCAAATAATTCTTACCAACAATACTGAAATAACTAAATGCTTTACCTTTACCTTCCTTAAACTTATGTATATTCATTATCAAATAAGACACTACTTCATTTTTTACTTCAGATAATGGTATATCAAAATAATAAAATTTAAAAGTATGTATCAAGTTTTCTGCTAATTTATCAAACGCCTTACCTATTTCGGCTACATACAAATCATTTTTTAGCATTCTATCATCTGTTTTATTATAACTAATAATTGCATCTTCGGTATCTTGTGTGAAATACATTCTTGATTTTGCTTTTTTACGAGGCATCTACTTCATCTCCTTCTAATTCCTGTAGTTCATCTACAGTATCTTTAATAAGTTTAAATGTTGTACCAACTTCATCATCTGCTTCAAAATGTCCTTGGTGGTCAATATCATTTAATTGATCTCTAACAGTTGTTATCTTAACTGTAAATGTTTCCACCCACGTTTCCAACATTTCTGTCTTTTTATTTAAGTTCCAAATTACATATCCTTCAATAAGGACAAATAATCCTAATACTATTTCTAATACCATTTTTGATTTCCTTCGTATTTATCTATTCTATTCATACATAACTCATATGTTTTAGGGTCTATTTCACTACCCATATAAAACCTATCTAAATTAATACATGCAATAGCGGTAGTACCTACACCCATAAACGGGTCATAGACTACTTCACTCACATTAGTAAAATTCTCTATACACTTTTGTGCTATTTCTATTGGCATATTATATGAATAACCTTCATAGTTTTGATGTTTATGATCCCACACATCTATTTTAAAATCTTTCTTATAATGTTGTTTACATTTCTGTTTAGCAAATGATAAAACAAATGCATAGTTTAATCTATATAAATTTATGCTTGGTGATTTTCTCCAAATTTTTTGTGATACTAACTTATATCCTGAATCAAACATCATATCTATAACCATTTTATGTTTAGGTATAATAGTTGAATTGAATTTCCTATCACTAATAACTACCGTAACTACGTGTTTAGTCGGATTTAATTTTTTCAATACATTACTAACAAAACTAAAATATTCTTCTGAATCACTTTTTGGGTTCATATTAATTTCATCATAATCTGGAGGTGAGAAAAATGCATAATCATAACTAGATTCTTTATTCAATCTATCCATACAATCTTCTAAAAATATATTATTTATCTTATTCACCAAATAGCTCATTAAACAAATCTTTTGCTGATGCTGTTGGTTCTGGATCTGCATCAACTTTCTTTACTTCACGAGTTACTTGTGTGGTTACACTTTCTTTAACTCTATCTCTAATACCAGCGTTCTCATATTCTTCTTCATACTTCCATTCTGTATATTCTGCTCTGGTTGCCATATGGTCTGCCCAATGTATTAAATAAGGTAAACTTGAATGAAAACTATTCTCTGGTTTATATGTTTTCAAGTATTGTTGATTTGCCTCATCATACATTCCATCACTTACCTTTATTGCTAAAAATTCTAATTGAGAAATTTTAATATCAAAATGTTGTAGTAACCATATTGCCCTATCGGTAACACTCATATATTGTAACTCTGGATTATGAGTAAACCACTCATTTAATTTCTTTCTTCTCCAATCGTCATCTTGTGGTAAATAATATTCATGATCTAAATCACCTACTTTACCTAAGTCGTGGTGTAGTGCACAAAATACAAGTTGTTCTTCATTAAAATCAATCACTGCCCCAATCTCTTGATAGACTTTCATTAATTTCTTTGCCGTTTCCACCACATGTAATACGTGTTCCGTGTAACCACCAATATGACAATAATGATAATTTGGTTTACCACTTGCTGGTGCTACACACATTCTATCCTCGAAGTATTCATACATCTTCAAAAGATTTTCTTTTCTTTCTCCTTCAAAAGTATCTTCAACTAATTGGATTAACTTATTCCAATTCTCTTGGATTTGTTCTGGAGTTAATTCTTTCATTTTATTTTTCATTCCTTATTTTTGTTGCACTAATTTCTTTAATTTCTGGTGGTGGAAAGTGTTCTATTATTTCATAACCGACATTTCTACCATAATTTACACTTTCTATATCTGGTATAATCATAACTTTAATTACACCCCCATCTATAAATTCTCTTAATTGTTGTTGTATATTATCATAAACTTCTTCACAAGTATATGGATTTTTTTCATCAGGTAACACATCTCGAATACATATTAAAATATTCTTGCCTTCTTTAAGTCTTTGGTCAATCAACCATTGGTGACCATCATGCCACGGCTGCCATCTGCCGATAAACATCGAGTATTTCATCTACACACTCCTCTATTGGTTTGTCTGTATTTATATTTACATAGTTCTGTATTGGTTGTTCGTATTCTTCTACGAAATAATCTTCCTTACCTCGTATCTCCGTTGTGTGAAGATAGAACTCTGTTATATTTCTATTTGATTTTAATTTTTCTCTTTGATCTCTATATGGTGATACCATAGATACAATAACTAAATAACCTTTGTCGTCCATTACTTTTGCCATATTGATAGCAAATTGAATATTTTTTCTACGACCTTTTTCTGAGTAATCTTTATTATCCAATACATCTCTCAAATCATCACCATCAATATGAATTATTTTATCTTTTAAATAATGATGTGAGTATAGTATTTTTTCTTTTATTTCATTACAAAGTGTTGTTTTACCAGACCCCGGTTGTCCTGTGAACCATAGTATCATATATTACCCTTTATAAAAAATGAAAATTGGTTCATATTTGTAATGTTCACCTTTAACCTTAACAGAATTTTTTACATTCTTTGGTTCTAATCCAATCATTCTTGTCATTAACATTTTTAATTTACCTTGATATTCTCCACCTAAAGATTCTACAATATCAATACTATCTTGTTCCAACGGGTGATATTTTTTACCTATTTTAATATCGGCTATATTCCATAACAAATATCTATCATTTTTTAAATACTCAAATGCTGTAGTTAATGTGGGTTTAAGAAAATTGTCTCTCCAATTATCATACTTAGGATATAACTTATAACTTTGTTCTTCGTCCTCACTATACTGCTCTCTGTCAAAGTATGGTGGTGATGTGAAAACTAAATCTAACTTATTCTTATACGTCTGAAACTCTGGATTGTTCCCAATGAATTCACTTCCATCTTGAAATAAATGATATGTATTTTTTTCTTCTTCCCAAAAATTGTTTGTTTCTAATACTTCCGTATTAAAAAAGTCTGCCACATATTCATATCTTGTCTTACCTAACTCATTTATATAATTATCCGTGTTAGGATCAGTTCCAATATAATGAATTCGTTTGAATGATGACATAGCTCCGAGGATACGACCACCCCAACCACTTGAAGGATCGTAAATGTTTAATGATGTATCTTGTTCGATATGTTCTGTAAATCTTTCATACAAATATCGTGCCGTCAATGGTGGAAAATTTACCGCTGGTTGTCCAAGTCCTAATCTGAATGCTTGAATACCAGGTGGAAATATTTTCTGTCCTAACTTAAATTTTCTAATAAAATAAGAATATTTTTCATCATCATATTCGGTTACATTAGTTCTTTGTTTAAAATCAAGTTCTTTTACTTCACTTGTAGTTAATGTTAAATACTCTGGATTAGATACTTTCTTTTGTTGTACAACAAACCATTCACCGTGTATTTCTTCTCCGATGGGAATACATTTAGAAAAATTATACATTGAATCTCGTTTAATAATTCTACGAATAACTTTTTGAAATTTATCTTTATATTCTTCTGTAAACCAATCATAAATAGAACCATTATTCACACGAGTTTTTAACATCGTGGGAAAGAATTGATTTACTCCACTTGCATGTTTATTATAATTTTTTATAACATCTTGATTATCACTATCATCATATTTTAGAAATTCCTTACTTCCTTGATGTAAAGGATAATCCCTTAGTTTCCTAAAGTTCTTTTTCAAATCATAAGAATATTGGCCGATAGTTGGCGGAATACCTTTATCGTCCCATTCATTTAATATAAATGTACGAAGTTGATCTATCCACGTCGTAGTGGATATATCATCCATGTATAACACTTGTTCGAAGTTTAAATTAACTTCTGATTCGAGAAGATTTGACCTCTCGTAATAATACTTTTTCAAATACAACCTAATTAATTATTGATTTATTAGCTCTTTCGTGGCTACTAAATCTGTTTTATGTAATGTTGCTTCTGTAAACTTATAAGGTTTAACTCCAACGTTTTCTAATATATCAATGCGATTTACCCATCGTTTGTTCATAGTATCTCTAACTTGATACACTCCATCTTTCCCATCTGTACCTTTTAAAAGAACGAAGTCACCATAATCTAACCAACCACCATGTCG